TTATGACTGACCCACGTCCTGATGACTGCGTAGACCTACCTTATAACGTAACTTGGGATAAAGCTGCCTGTCCTAAATTAGAAATCCCTATTGGTGCTCAGGTATGTCAACCAATTGGTCCACCGCCTCCGCCACCCTGTCAGTTTGATCCAGACACATACGATTGGGTGAGATATAGAGGGGTTATGGTTAATAGCCAAAATCCTGTATATACACCCGGTAATTATGGTGCTAACACAGGCGGTGCTTTATACGAAGATGGTTCTATATTAACAGGCTGGCAAGCTGTTGAAAAAGGTACATTAGCTGGTGGAGGTTTATGTGTAACCTCTGCATACGGTCGAGATACAGATACATATCACCGATTTATGGGTGAAATCTGGAATACTGATGCAGGACAAATTGTACAACCTGAGGGTACAACAACTTGGTCATCACCTGAAGTGAGAAAATGGAGAGCAAATATATACGTATCATCTACAGGGTATCAGGGAGTAATTGCTGGCAATACTCTTTATATCGGATGCATGTGTTACACTGATTCAACGGAAAGTTCAAAAAATTATTGGCAGAATCCTGCGACTGGTGGTGAGTTCGGTGCTGGTCCTTTTAGAGCAACGGTAAATTTCAACAAGGACTTCTTAGATGGTAAACAAGAATATGTTTCTATAACTGGTAACTTTGAATTTTATAAAGGTGCTTCCCCCCCTACTGATGATAACGATCTTTATATTGTTACTTGGGGTGGTTTAGATGATGATGGCAATTATATTGATTGCCCTACTCCAACTCCAGAACCTAACCCACGACCTACACCATTACCTTGTCCTGTAGATCCATCAGATTATCAATGGGTACGATATGTTGGTAATGTCACTAGTTCTGACATGAGTCGGATGAATATGAATTCATCTAACAGTAATGATGTTTGGACTGGTAATCAAATAACAACACGGTGGTATCGCTGTCCGAATGCAACTTATCCTGATTCCTATGTGTCTTTAGGTGGTATGTGGGTTAAATACCCACCAGCGGTTGCATATACATGGAGTGTTGCAGACAAGGCTTTTGATCCAAGTGAAGCATACTGGTATGATTCAATTCTTGATGCAGCTATTGGTCCTAACTATGAACCTATGGTTAACTCTAATGGTAAAATGCCACCATGGAGAGCAAAGTATAGAGTAGTTGTTGGGCCTGGAATTGATTATGGACATCTTGCTTTCTATCAACCTCACATTGGAGCTATTGGTGGTGATTTAGGAGTTGCTGATCCTGTCTATAGTCCTACCTGGAGTGTCACGATTGATAATTCAAATACTACAGAAGTATTCCAAGGTTGGTATCAAATTGATGGTTGGTGGGAATTCTCTAACGATAAAGAACAAGTCCTAGGATCTTGGTCCGGTCAAGATTTTAATGGTCTTGATAGGGATTGTGATGATGTTGAATGCCAAGAACGTCAGACTTATGGAGTTCTACAATACTGGGATCCTAATGATAATCATTGGATAGACGCTTGGAGTAACTCACAACCTAAAGCTAATTTAGCTCGAAAAATTACTGGAGTCACTTCTGGCGGTCAAGATCTCAGCTACAACTACCTAAGTACAGCTACTTTTATAACTATACCTTATCTTGGTGATGATCCTGCAAATGAATATTCGTCTAATGCAGATTGGAGTGGTTCCGAAGAGGATGCTCAACAAGTTAGATGGAGAATAATTCCAAGAGGTGATACCCCTAATAACCCCTGTTTAGATGACTCTGAAATCGAGTAATTAAATGAAAAAAAAGGCTACTGAAGACCAATTTAATGAGCTTCATAACCTTGTGACTAAAGAGTTCCTCGCCCGCATTAAGTCGGGTGAGGCTTCTACACAAGATTTAAAAGCAGCTTGTGATTGGCTTAAAACTAATGACATCTCTGGTGTTGCAATGGAAGGAAGTCCACTTAGTAAATTAGCAAGTATTATTCCTGACGTTGATCCAGAGTTGGTTCAACGGAGGCTATATGGCAGCCGAACGTAACCATAAAAAAGAATATGCAGCTCGTAAGGAGTATCTAAAAGCATATCGTAAACGAACACAAAGTAAGAACACTTCGCGTAAACGTGCTTCACGTAAGATGAAATGTGGAAAGGGTAAAGAAGTTGACCATAAGGACAACAACCCTGACAACAACAATCGTAGTAATTTACGATGCATTTCACGTAAGAAGAATCGCCAGAAAGGCGCACGTAAAACTAACGCAAAACGATGACTCCTTTGTTCCATCATCCTGATAATTACCTTTACAACTTAATAGCTATGACATCACCAGAAGCCAAGCGCCTATGGAGGCGCGCTATTAAAGAATACTTTGACAACACATGCATTTATTGCGGAAACTCTTATGACACTACTGAACTTACTATTGATCATGTCCATCCTAAGTCTATGGGTGGTCCAACAAATACAAAGAACAGCGTATGTGCCTGCTTTAAATGCAATCAGGACAAAGGAACAACTAATTGGGAAGTTTTTATAACCCAATTTAATGCACCATTACGAGAACAAATTCTTAAACAACATATTCATTAATTATGGCAATTACAAAAAAAGATGCTAACGCTAAGTACGATAAACTTAGAGCGCAATTAAAAAAAGGTGACATCTCTAAAGAAGCATTTAAAGCAGCTTCTAATCGTATTTATGAAATGTATCACGGTGATGCTAACAAAGCTACCCGTAATGCTCCTAAAGCTAAACCAGCAGCTAAAGCTAAACCAGCAGCTAAAGCTAAACCAGCAGCTAAAGCTAAACCAAAAGTTAATAACCAATCAAATAAAGATGGTACTTACGGAAAGTCTTTGCCTAGTAACCCTAAACTTAAAAGCAATACTAATCGCCGCCATTCTTTGATGACCAAAGGAGCCATGGTTGGTGAAGATGTAAAGCCTAAGAAACGTCCTAACCGTAAAAGCCGTTATAGCGGCGGTACATCTAGTACCTCACGTACAGCTGGCGGTAGAGCACTTAATCGCTCTCAGAGGCGTCGTAGAGGTCGCTGATCAACCTATACCTCAGTGAATAACTAACTAATACCGCGCTCCGAAAGGGGCGCTTTTTTTATGCCTCAACTTGCTCCTCTGGAGTGGTCTAGGCAGGCTAACCAATTACAACGAGACGCTGGTAGACCACTTGATAGAGTCGATTTAGAAAAAGAACTTGGAAAACCTAACGGAAAAGTTACTCGTGGTCAGAGTTTAGATAAAGGTGGTAACTGGAAACCTAGAACTGGTAACCGTCAACTTCAAAGTCAAACTCGTTCACAAGGTGAAAGACAATACACTACAGATACATCAAGATCTAATGCTGCACGTATCCGTAAAGAAGCTAGGGAACAATCTCAATCTACTTTACATCAACATGTTCATGGTTCTAGGCCATCTATTGGCGAACACTCCCAAAATATTGCTTCAGGCGGTATTGGTGATGACTTAGATTCCGTTTCTGATCCTTTTTTTGAATCATTAAAGAACAAAACTGAAACTAAAATTAGGAACCAATACGGTGATAAGTACGTTGTCGACATTAATGAAGTCACTGGTTATCTTCGTGTAATACCTCGTGACTACTACAATAAAGAGCAGTTCCGTAGCAAGCAGCCTGGTTTTGATTTAGAACCTGATATGGATGTAGACCAAGTAATTAAAGGTCTACCTTTTATAGTTGCTGAAAACCTAGGCTTAACTAACACTACTTTTCCTGGCTCTACATCTAAGCCTGGTATTCAAGTTACTGCAGGAAAAGCACAATGGAAACCTGCACCATTAGGAGGCTTTATTGGTCAAAACCGTATGCCACAGGTAACTCCTCCTACTGAAAAATACGTTCCTCCTCTTGTTCAGCAGTACAGCTATAAAACTTACACTGATGGGAATGGTAACGGGAATGGTAACGGGAATGGTAACGGGAATGGTAACGGCGTCGATCACAACAACGGAAACGGAAACGGTCATAGCAACGGAAACGGAAACGGTCATAGCAATGGAAACGGAAACGGAAACGGCTACAGCAATGGCGGTGGCAGTTCTTCCGGTTCTAATTATCCTCAGTTAAATCCTGAAGTTGATTACAATGCTATGTCTAAACAACTTCTAGCACTCGGAACTGCTGCTGTTGGTCTAGTCTTTGAGGGCGGTAAAGCTGTAATTAAAACTGTTTTAGGCGGCTCTGTAGGACCCTGAGACCTGTTGAAATACCACCCGAATACATATACATATGAACGATACTTTACAGCTCTTACAGGACGATTTTAAGATCTTTCTACAAGCAATGTGGTCACAACTTGACCTACCTTCTCCAACAAGAGCACAATACGCTATCGCTGACTATCTACAACACGGTCCTAAACGCCTCCAAATACAGGCGTTCCGTGGTGTAGGTAAATCCTGGATTACAGGTGCTTTCGTCTTATGGCACCTCTTTAATGATCCAGAAAAAAAGATCATGATTATCTCTGCTTCTAAAGAACGTGCAGATAACATGTCCATCTTCTTACAAAAACTAATTATTGAAACACCATGGCTTTCTCATTTACGTCCGAAGTCCGACGATGCAAGATGGTCGAGAATAAGCTTCGATGTGAACTGCTCTCCTCACCAAGCACCTTCAGTCAAGTCAGTCGGGATTACTGGTCAGCTGACCGGCAGCCGTGCCGACCTGATGGTACTTGATGACATTGAAGTCCCTGGTAACTCAATGACAGAACTGATGAGAGAAAAACTCCTTCAGTTAGCAACAGAAGTTGAATCTATCCTTACTCCTAAAACAGATTCCAGGATTTGTATCCTTGGTACTCCTCAAACATCATTTACTATTTATCGTAAATTAGCTGAACGTAATTACAGACCATTCGTCTGGACTGCACGTTACCCTAAAGATAAAAAAAACTATGAAGGTCTACTAGCACCTCAATTACAAGAAGATATTGATAATGGTGCTGAACCTTGGCAACCAACAGATCCTGATCGTTTTGAAGATCTAGACCTTCTAGAACGTGAAGCAGCAATGGGTAGGAGCAACTTTATGCTCCAGTTCATGCTGGATACAACCCTTTCAGATAGTGAGAAATTCCCACTTAAGATGGCAGACCTTATTGTTACTGCTGTCAATCCTAATACTTGTCCCGATGCAGTCATCTGGTCAAGTGATCCAGCAAACGTCATCAAAGACGCTCCAATTGTTGGACTACCTGGAGATTATTTCTACAGTCCAGTGCAACTCCAAGGAGACTGGTTACCTTACACCGAAACAATCTGCAGTGTTGATCCGTCGGGTCGAGGGACAGATGAGACAGCAGCAGCTTTTATCTCCCAAAGAAACGGTTTCCTGTACTTGCACGAAATGCGTGCTTACAAAGATGGATACTCAGACAACACATTACTCGATATTTTAAAAGGTTGTAAGAAATATGGAGTGACTAAACTCCTTATTGAAACTAACTTTGGTGATGGTATGGTCGCTGAACTGTTCCGTAAACACCTAATTACTAATAAACAATCATTAGACATAGAAGAAGTACGTGCCAATGTCAGAAAAGAAGACAGGATCATTGACGCCCTTGAACCTATCCTTAATCAGCATCGTCTTATCGTTGACCGTTCTGTGGTCGATTGGGACTTCAAATCAAACCCAGACGCTCCTCCTGAAGAACGACTCCTCTATATGCTTTTCTACCAGATGAGTAGAATGTGTCGTGAAAAAGGTGCAGTTAAACACGATGACAGATTAGACTGTCTCGCTCAAGGTGTTAAATATTACACTGACTGTTTAGCTATATCTGCTCAAGAACAAATGGCATTAAGAGACCTAGAAGAATGGTATGACATGAATGAAGCTTGGTTAGATAATCCTGAACAAGCAGCTCAACATATGGTCTTAGGTATGTCTTTAGGACAACGAAAACAAGCCAGAGGACTTAAGACAAACAAGTCAGTCTCTAACTGGGTTTAGGACCGGTGTCGGATCTATACAGGGAGAGGGAAGGGTGGACCCTCCTCTGCGGAGGAAGGAACTCGTGTCTAAAGACACATCCTTCCTTCTTTATTAATATCCTCTTGAATGGATATTCTGTAAGAACCACTAACACCCAAAGACACAAAGTTCTTTAATATGGACTGGATCTTATTACTACAATTATCATCGATGTTGATAATCCTTGTAATTCTTTACTAACACCACCAAACAACATGCATAATATTGAGTACATTCACTCTACCCCTGATGGTGATGACCTCGTAGCTTATATGGCTAGAGTATCAAACCCAAATAATCAGAATAATACTCATACAGCTCCTAAGCTTATCAAATACTTGATTAAGCATAAACATTGGTCTCCCTTTGAAATGGTATCCATGTGTATTAAGATTAATACCACACGATCCATTGCAGCTCAAATACTTCGTCATAGATCTTTCTCCTTCCAAGAGTTTAGTCAACGATATGCAGCAGTCACAGATAAACCTGTTACTCCAGCTCTTCGTAGACAAGATGATAAGAATAGACAAAATAGTATCGATGACCTTGATGCTTTCACTGTACAAAAACTTCAACTTAAAGCTCAATACGTATTTGAACAATCTCAAATACTCTATGATGAAATGCTTAACGCTGGTGTAGCTAAAGAATGTGCTAGAGAAGTTCTACCTCTAGCAACACCTACAACTCTATATATACATGGTAATCTTAGGTCCTGGTTGACTTATTGTGACCTTAGATGCAGTAATGGTACTCAGTTAGAACATAAAATGATTGCTGATGAAGTTAAACAACTTATTGCAGTGCATTTCCCGAAATCTTACGCAGGTATGTGGTCTTATGATTCTTGATCCGGTTAAATACGTTAAATGTGAAAATTGTGGAGCAGATGTGGTTGTTAATGCTAATTATCCGATCAATTCTGTTATGTCATGTCAGAAATGCCGTAAATAAATGACAAAAATCTCTGAAGCCTTATATCGATGGTACAGGGACGCAAAATCCCCGTATGGGGAGGGTCAATCGTACGCTAGATATGCAATCTAGGCGCAAATACACGCATAATGCACGCCTAACGCACGGATATGTCACGTATCACACACATACACCTGACACATCTGTGCGCCAAGCTGATAGATAGTTGAGATCCATTGGTATGACTAGCTTTTAGTCACTGATAAGAACAGCTGATGTACCGATAAGCAAGGCTAATCATCCAGTGATACCAGGGCATCCCACCGAATCAGCAGCAAGATGAGTACAATTGCTCACTCCATTGACTGATCCACTGAGGTATGCTGAGACCTCTTCTACTTGTTTAACGTTAGAGTTATCGATCTCTCCTGTTAAGGTGAGAGAGATCTCTAACTTAACTACAAGTTCAGAGAAACCTCAAACTTACAACTAAATAGGCTTAGTCACCGCTTCGGCACTGTGCCAACTGACGACGCCACCAAGATAAGCAGAAATGCCTATCGACAACCGGTCCACTACGGTATACAGTGGAGACTGATCGAACCTTGACAACTGAATAAGCCGTTGAGACCGACTGCTGATGCAGCGAACGACTCGCCTTGGTGGGAGAGCTGAGCATGACTCAGACACAGCCATGGAGATGCACAGTTTAGGTAGGCGTTGGATCCACTTGACCAGCAGGGATGCCAACACACCGGAAGCACACGGGTTATCTGCTCATGCTTACCTATGGATAGCCAGCTATCATATGTACTTCAACTTGTACACATAGGTATTGTCCAACACGGACACACATTCAACTTACACTTTCATTGTTTATGTTCAACAATCTATTCAACAACACTGTTGTATCACACGGTCACTCTGATTGTGCTGATCGCATCGTCGCTAACGTCAAGGACGCTACCGCCACTGTTTACTACACAAGCGGTTCAGTTTACCTGTACACTAGCGTATCACGTCGTGCCTTGATCAACCTAATCATTAACGACAACATCAGCCTTGGACGCTGGATCAATGATGTATTGCTGTACAACAACAGCAAGTGTGCACAGTTTGGCACATACGATCTCGTATATTCTGCCTAAGTATCACATAGAAGCCGTTATGACGGCGCTCATGTAACACATAGCACGTAAACACGTGGACCTAGGTGTAACTCCTGGGCTATGTATTGTACCAATGTGTACAAACTTTGTTCTTTATTCACTCAACAAAATGACTACACTTCCACATTCTGACGTTGTTACACGTCAAGAACGCCTAGCAGGTGATGAGTTGCTTAACTATGTTAAGGCTACATCCGAGCTTACACATAAGCAGAGATGTCTTGGTGCTGGTTACATCCAAGCCACAAAATACGAGGACGGCACTGATAAGCCTGCCTTCACTGATTTCTTCGAGGCTATCATCGACGCTAAGAACGACAACGATCCATGGTTTCCACAAAACGGTGCTGATTGGTATGATTTATTGACTGAAGAACAGCAAGCTTTGTATAGTGCCATCGAGGATATGTGTCCTGAGTTCACCAAGCTTGATGCTGAACAGTGTCAAGAATTCATGGACGAGTTAGATGATCTAGGTATCACAACTTCTGAACAGTTTGAGGATGCTTACGTCTATCAAACTGATGCCTACAATGCAGAGGCTGACTTTGCACAGTATTGTGCAGAAGAGATCGCTTGTCTCGATGTTACCAACGACGCAGGCATGGGATCATTCCTTGTGATTGATTGGCAAGCCACATGGGATTGCAATCTCAGGCACGATTACAACACCATTGAGTTCGATGGTGAGACGTACTTCTTCCAGAATCTTTGATCAACCTATCCACTGAGGTATCACATGACTAACTACACACAACTCCACTACAACGTGGACTCTTGGTATGACTACTTGAATGATTCGTATGAACATTCTAAGCCTGATACATTTGGCGATAGTCATTACCCACGATTCAATCAATATATTTATTGCTACTTGTCTTGCATCAATGAATTCTCGGAGGATTACGAATGATGAGTCAAGAACATCAAGATGCTTTTCTTCAATGGGTGCAAAATCCAATGAGTATAGATGATGATACTTATCATCTTGCTATGGAACTTGCTGATCAAATTATTAACGAGGTTACTACTAATGATGTGGAATGAATCTACAATCATCCTTGCAATTATAGGGATGATTGGTCTATTTAGTACTGCTATTATATGGCAGCGTGCTAACAAAATCACACACAACTATTACAAACGAGGACGCTAATTGGCACTGCTAGGTAAAGTTCGTTATGACGATTACGAGGTCATATTAGAAGATAACGCTGGCGACTTGCACACTATGTATGTCGTAGCTCCTGATTCTGAACATGCCGCATGGTCAGCGTTGGAGCTATCCACACAGCAGAAATGTACACTTAAGAATGTAAAGGTCTGCGATGAGTGGTAAGTATTACCCTAATAACTGGGACGCTATTCAAGAAGCTCCTAGTGAATACTTTGAAGAATGTAGCTATGACGATTTTGCTACATGGAAACTAAACGGATGGGAGATTCCATCCAGTATTACGTGCATTTTAAGAGCACAAAACATGGACACTGGCAAGGTCAATGAGCATGTTTATAGGTGTCCAAAACGTGCAATAAAGCGTCTAGTTAAATACATGGACACAGGTGACTATGAGGTCACTGTTTGTAATCACGATTCTATTTCTATTGTTGTAAACAATGACACAAATGCAGATTGAACAACTTTGTAGCGAGGACTACAGCTATTACTTATCTTATGGAGAACTTGAAACAGAAGAGAACCTTGAGCTAAGATTTTTAATGCAAATTCTGAATGGTTATGAAACGTGTGACAGTGATGATGAACGAAAACTGCCACAAGGTGTTAAAAATGTACGCTGTAATGAAAGGCATGACTATTTCTGAAGTATCATATTCCATGATGCGCGCACACATTCACAAAGAAGCAAATGTGAATGAACAAGTGAGAACGATTCTCGATTTTCATGGAATTGCTATAGACGACGTAGTTAACTAGCGGAACTCAGACCTTCCGGCTGCTGAGTTTTCCATATGTACACACATCACATTGGATTTTTACCTTGGATTCAACGACACCTCTCGTTATGACATTTGGACACAAGGACACACATTAACTGTACACTGTGGTATGCTGATTTTGGAGATCAGTCTCAAACGTGGACCCACTCAAAAGAAACCAAACTGATGATCAACTGAGTCTCCTGCTCACTGCGTGGGAGACATTACGCATCTCACATAGGGAGATACCTGCACAAGCAGTCACTGTTCTTCTCTACGTTGCCTCGCACAATCCCTGTCACAAGCAAGCGATAGAAGAAGATCAGAACCTGACTACTGCGTCATGTTCAAGGATGCTGGACTTTATTCATGACGGACCATCACGTAAAGGTGTAAAAGCACCTGGTCTTGGTCTTGTCATTAAGTACACGGACCCTACAAACAAGCGCAGACAACTTGTGAAGTTATCACCTAAAGGTGAGCAACTTGTCAAACTCATCAAACAAACCATCTATGGATGAGATCAAAACATGGCAACAAGCCATGGACTACACATTCAACACACGTCACACCTGGAGACATGGCAATGGATCAAAAACAAGTCGAATCAATTGCAACCATTTCACAAGGCTACGAGGATCTAGTTTCCCAATTAGGAGTATTAAACAGCCTCTGCTCAACGGAGTATGTATTGAACTCGAAGATGAAGGAAAGTCTGATGCAACTATCAACCGAGTTGTCTCAGCTGTCAGCACAGTTCTCAATCACTGTACATTCGATGGACTAATTGAATCGGCACCTAAGTTTAGGCGTCGTGAAGAATCAGAAGGTCGAGTGTTGTGGTACACCAAGGACGAAGTTTCTAAATTGTCACTTTTGTCCACTGACGTATTCGATCGCTATGACTTGCGCGACATCATCTTGTTTGCTGCCTACACAGGTATGCGTCAAGGTGAGATCCTCAAGATACGAAAGAAAGACATTGATCTTGTAGCTAACAAGATTCATGTGGGTGGTGTACCTACACAAACCACGAAAGCTAAGAACTGGAGAGCAATCCCGATTCATGACAAGATCATGGACGTAGTGGTAACTAGATGTTCAGAAGCCAACAGGTCTGATGTTCAGTTATTTGGTGACGAATGGCGAGACAAAGATCAACTCTTGCGTGCCTTCAAAAAGGTCAACAAACTCGTACCTAAGGATGAAAACTATGTCTTTCACACCCTACGACACAGTTACGCAACATGGCTCGCTGAAGCTGGAGTCCCTATCAGGTCCATCATGGCGCTGTGCGGACACAAGCGAATCGAGACGACTTTACGATATGCAAAGGCTACAGATGCAGCACTCACGGACGCGATGGCTGCTATCTGAGCGCGACTAATGGTCGCTCTGCTAGGCTCTTTCAGTTCCGAAGCACAGAGATTCTCACTGAGTCTCATCGCTGGAATCCACACGCGGATGTGGCGGAATTGGTAGACGCGCTAGTTTCAGGTTCTTGAGCGAATCCTGAACGCTGACGTATATATGCAGGATAAACACCTGCCACGTCAGTTATACCAACGTGTACACTCCGGTATGATAGTAATCACCGGATCTAGCGAGGAATACTT